GACGTATGCCGAATAAGTTAAGCCTCGGCTATGATTCATTCACAGCATTAAAGAATCACCCGGACATCCTGGAGCGTGTGAAGTACACAGGCGGTACAGCAAATCCGGCAATCGTAAATGAACAGGTACTTGCACAGGTGCTTGGATTTGAGGAAGTAAAGGTCCTGGAGGCAACATACAATGCCGCAGAAGAGGGGCAGCCGGACGATATGAAGTTCGTATGCGAATCTGATGGAGCATTACTTACCTACACAACAAATGCACCGGCTATTGATGAGCCGTCCGCAGGATACATCTTCACATGGGATATGCTCGGAAACGGAAACTACATGGCAACAGACCAGTTCGAGGGCGAGGGTGGTACTCATTCAGAGTTCATCGAGGGCTTAATGTCTACGGATATGAAGAAAACCTCCGATGACCTGGCTTGCTACCTGTCTGCGTGTGTGTAAACAGTAAGGAGGTACAGCGATGAGCTATGTTTGTGCAAAGGCTCTTCGTATCAGCGGTGTTGATTATGCCCCTGGGGATGCAATCCCTGATGGGGCAATCCGTCCTGAAAGAGTAAGAGTATTAAAAACATCCGGTTTTATTGGAGAGCTTGCAGAGGAAGTAGAACCACCGGCTGATAAGAAACCGGAGGAAAAAGTGGTTATCGAGCAGGTAACAATCCCGGTAAAGGCGGAAGATGGCAGAGAAATGGAGGTATCACTTGTGCTTTCAGGAGTTGTGAAAGTATTTGAGGTTATGCAGATGCCGGAAGAGGATGCTGTCAAAGAAATTGCAGGAATCGAGGACGAAAACATCCTTATTACGATTCATGCCACAGAGAGCAGAGAAGCGGTAAAAGCGGCGGCGAAATCCAGAGCCGTTGAATTGAGCACAGGCGGCAAGAAAAAGGCAGCCACAGGCGGTAAGAAGTCCACAAAGGGCAATGCAGAGGACAAAGCCAAAGATACGGCAGAAAAGTAAAGGTGGTGCTTGAATATGGCAACAGGAAGTTACAGTTACGACCCGGCAGACCTTAAAGGAAACACGATGAGCCGTATGCGTTTTGAGCTTGGAGATACGATGGTACAGGGAGCCGAAAATACTTGTGCGGTAACGGATGAGGAAATCAATGCTGCCATTGAAATGCACCCGAAGTCATGGAAGAAAGCAAAGCTGATGCTGGTAGAGAGTATCTACCGGCGTTTTTCGTATGAGGTGGATACAAAGACAGGACCATTATCTTTGAGCCTACACGAAAGGGCGGAAACCTGGAAAGAGGCATACGAGGCATTGAAAAAAGAAGTCAAAGCCGAAAATATTTCCGTTCCGGCATTTGCAGGAAACGCAGGCAAGAAACCACCGTATTTCTTTACCGGTATGCAGGAGAATGAAAGGACGAGGCAGGGATGATAAATGCAAACATGATGTATTTAAGACCTGGCAACCTTTTCAAAGAATTTGTGATTGAAAATAACCGGCAGAAAGTGACATCCACCGGGCGAGTAGTGAATGACCATAAAGGGGACGGCGTAAAAACTCTGTATGGATGCCTTGCAGATGCAACCACAGAAACTGCGAAAAATAAGTCTACCGAGGACCATACCGTTACACATACGATTGTGCAGAGAGGAACACCTTTAGCGAAGAAAACTGATAAATTAGTGCTGGGAAATCGTGTTTTTTATGTTGTTGCAGTAGATGATACAGGAGGTCTTGGAATTTCCACCCTGTATTATGTCGAGGAAAGGGATGATATAAAAAATGACACCAGAACAGGCTCCTGATGGAGTAAGAGAAGCAGTCGAAAAAGAGGTAAAGCACATCAATCAGAAAGTCCGGTCAAAGGCAGCCAGGGTAAATAACGCATTGAGAAATGCAGAGCTGGAAGTGCTGAAAGGCCAGAGAGGCGGAAAGAGATACCGCAAGCCGCATTCCAAACGTACCTACCAGGCATCATCACCCGGAGAACCACCGGCAAGAAGAACAGGCGCATTGCGATTGCAGTGGGCCAAAGGCGTTGAGGGTGGTTCATCTGGAAGTGGTGGAGCAAAATATACGGCATACATCGAAAGCCAGGTCCCGTATGCAGGATATTTGGAAAACGGTACAAGCAAAATGGCGGCAAGACCGTATGTGGAAAAAATCAAAGAAAAGGCACTGCCGGAAATAGAAAGTATTTTCAGCGAAAATAGCTGATAGGAGGCGAAGAGATGGAACTGATTACAGAAAAGCCAGTGAAGCAGTTCGACACATCCGCCATAGCGAAAGGCAATCTCATATATGCAAAGCATTCCTCATGGGATGCAGGAAAGAGTGGATTCGTTACAGGAGTGAACGGAAACGAAATTGCGGTGCAGTTTCATCCGGGCATTGGAAATGTGACGAATCATTTTTTTATCCTGGCATCAGAGGCAGCCGCAGGACAATGGGAAATCCGATGGTCTGTGGATATGTCCGAAGTATACGAGTACGGCATAACGCATGAGGAGGAGCCTGTCGAGAATGGAGGGCAGGAATGAAACTGGAAGAACTGATTCAAAAAAGATTTACAGAGCGTGAGGGATTAACAAAATTCCTTGCCAAGTTTGGGGATTACCCGGCGGTATTCAGCCCGGAGGCTCCAAAGGATAACCAGGACTGGGGTACAGATGTTCATTATCCGAGGCTTGTATATAACTATGATATGCAGGCGGATGAGGAGCGAAAGAGCGCAGGAACATTGTCCGTATCGTTGTTATGCCAGAATACAGAGGATGCGACAGAGGAAGATATAACACCAGAAATGCTCGAACCATTGGTTCGGTATTG